ACGACCTTGAAGTAGAAGCCGGGGTCGTCGATCTCGCCTGATTGCACCTTCTTGCCGTACTCATACCGCTCGAAGCAGACCGAGTCCTGGTCGTAGCCCGCCGTGGTGATGGCGATGGTGATGCCGTTCGGCCGCGCGCCGGTGGCGCCCTTGAGGACCTGGTAGAGGTCGCGCCCGCGCTGGCCCTTCCACTCGTGCAGTTCGTCGCACAGGATGGCGTTGGCGTTCAGGCCGTCCTGCGTGCCCGCCTTGCTGGCGACGTTCTTCATCCGCGCCCGCGGCAGGCTCGGAACCTGGATCTCCTTGTCCATCGCCTGCGTGAGTTGCCGGAGCGTCGGCGACAGCTCGCACATCGTCTTGGCCGAGCCATAGAGCAGGTTTGCGCCCTGCTCCTCGTTGGCCGCTGCGCTGACGACGAAGCTGCTCAGGTCCGGCACCTGCGTGTCGGGATCGACGTCGGCCAGCAGCAGGTACAGCCCGATGGCCGCCAGGACCGTGGTCTTGGCGTTCTTCTTCGGCACCGAAATGTAGGCCTCGGAGTAGCGGCGCTTCCACCGCCCCTCGCGCTCGTCGTAGACGACTTCGAACAGCTCGTAGATGGTCTTCCGCCACCAGGGGTGCAGGAGCAGCGGCTGGCCCACGAGCGGACCGTCCGGGTGCACGCAATTCGTCTCGATGAACCGGGCAGCGCGCGGCCCCTGCGTGCGGCGCTGGGTCATTCGGCGAGGCGCGGGGTCAGGCCCATGTCGGCCAGGCGCTGGAGCGCGACGGCGACGTACTTCGGCTCGATCTCCAGGCCGTAGCACAGGCGGCCGGTCTGCTCGGCGGCGACCATCGTGGTGCCGGAGCCGAGATATGCGTCTGCGACTATGGTCGACGGATCGCTCCACTGCTGCATGATGTCGGCAAGCAGAGATGATGGCTTCTGTGTCGGGTGCTGCCTATCCCGAGCCTCGCTCCCGTTCTCCGACGACAGGAAGCCAAACCAGTCGTGCCGCAGCATGCGCCGCTTGTGCTTAGCCTTCGACCAGCACAACTCAAACTCTGATCCGATAGCTTCTGACTGTGATTCCTTGCGCTTGTCCCACACAAGCCATGAGCCATCGCAGCGATTCGGGATACGCTCAGCGTAGTAGTCCGCGCCCCACAGAAATATCTCGGGACAGGCCCCGAAGTGCTCAAATATCGCGGTCGGGTCAAACGGCTCAGAATCCCCGATGACGCGCTCGTAAGTCTTGCCTCTGGTCTGGTGCTGTCGGCCAATTGAGCGCAGCGAGCCAACAGCACCAGACCAGTCGGTATCGAGGTCCATCCCGTAAGGCGGGTCGGTCAGCACCATCTCGGCCCGCTCCCCGCCCATCACCCGCGCCACGTCCTCCGCGCTGGTCGCGTCCCCGCACAGCAGCCGATGCTCGCGGCCGGGCGTCGCCTTGCTCGGGATCAGCCAGAGCTGCCCGCGCTCGGTCTGCCACTTCTCGCGGAGCTCGTCGGCCTTGTCGAGCTGCGCGCCGGGGTCCTCGGGCGGCTCGCCGTTGATACCGCTCATCTCGAGCAATTCGTTGAGCCGGTCGGCGTCGAAGCCGAGCGCCTCCAGATCGCTGTCGCCCAGCTTCAGCTCGACCAGCATCTCGGCCAGTTGGTCGTCCTGCCATTCCCCCACCGCGAGGTTGTCGCGGATGGCCCGCTCTTTCGCCAGTTGCTCGGGCACGTCCTCGACCACCGCCGGCACGTCCGACCAGCCCATGTGCTCGACGGCCCGGTACCGCTGGTTGCCGGCGTAGATCGTACCGTCGGCCTGCGCGAGGATCGGCCGCCGCGCCAGCATGCCGGGGTCGGCCTGGATCGACTTGCACAAATCTCGGAAGCGCTTGTCCCGCAGCGTGCGCGGGTTCCACGCGGCCGGCTTCAGCTTCGCCAGCGGCACGCGCTCGATTGCTACGCCGTCTCCCACTCAGCCTCCCACGCTTCACCGGCCGGCAGTTCAGCGACCTCGGCCGGCTCGCCCTGCCCGAGTTGATCCAGTTGCCGGTTCAGCTCCAGCGCCGTCAACTGCGCCTCGCCGTAGGTGATGCCCAGCCGCAGCCGCGCCATCGGCGTCAGCCCCAATTCGTGCTCCGCGCGGCTGATCTGCCCCTCAAGCGCGGACAGGTAGGCAGACAGCGGGTTGAGCACCGGCTGGCCCGTGCTGCCCTTCACCAGCCGCGTCTTCCTGAAGACTTCGAGCACCTTGTCGTACTCGTCAACCGCCTTGATCCAGCGGTCGATCCGGTGCATGTCGGCGTCCCGATCGGCGGCGGCGCTCACCTGGCTGCGCCAGTAGGCCCGCCACACCGACCGCGCCGGCGCGCCGAGCCCGCCCGGCGCCTTCGGGGCCGGCTTCGTCTCGTCGCGCTTCGGGACGATCCCGAGCCGCGGGGCCTCCTTGCGGCCCTTGGAGTGCCCGGCCTTCAGCGCGAGCGGCTTGCGGGGTGTCGGCATGCGGCCTCAAAAACCGGAGCGGCGAAGGTAGCGGGGAAATAGTGGCTTGTGGGCGGGGTCCCGGGCCGACGGTCGGCCAGAGATTCGACCGGCCCCTCCCCCTCGGCCTCAGCCGTACCGGAGCGGGGAGGGGGTCCCCTTCGCTCCCTTGCGCCCATTGCACCGCCTGCACAGCACGACGACCACCTCGGGCAACGCAGCCCCACCCTTCGCCATCGCAGTAGGGTGGTCCGTGGTCAGGTCGTCAACCGCGCCGCAATTGGCGCACCAGGGGTGGTCAGCGATGGCCTGCCTGCTCTTCTGCTGCCAGGCGTACCCATAGCCCCGCTGCGTGCTGGTCCCCCTCGCCCGCTCCCTGCGCCGCATGAGCTCGGCCTGGTGGGTAGCGCAGCGTGAGCCTTGGCTGGTGATCTTGCCGCAGTCGAGGCAGGGCTTGGGTGTCACTACCCTACCGCCGGCAGTGTGGCCTTACCACTGGCCACTAGCCACTCGGCAAACTCCCAGTCGTCGGGCGTGTTCAGGTCCAGCCCTTCGTACCCTTCGGTGAAGAACGGCATGACCTTCGACCCACTGATGGAGCGCTGCTCGCTGACCGTCTTGGCCCAGGCAATCTCGAGGCTGGCGTTCTGGACGTAGACTGGCTCTAGCGTTTGCGTCGGCCGCGAGTGGGCCGGCGGCTCGCCTTCCCTGATTTCCCAGTACTCGGACGACAGTAGCGGGTGCGCCATCTGCCCTAGAACCGGACCATCACTCACAACCCACATCTTCCCCGGGTGCTGCCTAACTGGCTCGACCGCCCTGAGCGAGTCGAACTCCGCACCCCGCTCGCACCACTGCGCCCAGGCCCGGCGGATGGTGTCGGCGGTGCGGAAGGGGGAGGTTGGGCGGAGGATGGCGAAGCAGTCGAACAGGTCGGCGAGGCTGCCCGGTGGCGGATGGTGGGGTCTACCCAGCAGGTCCGCAACCCACTCAATATCCGGGCTGGTGTCGGTCGCATGCTGCGGTAGGCGATTGGCGATGCCGGCACCGTAGGCCGCTGCTAGCTTCCGAATCTCGCCGTCGTCGCTCGAAACCCAGACCTCGCCGAATACCCCGCTCGCCTTCGCCGCGGCGATGGTGTAGGCCAGCAGGGGATGGTCGCCCAGCAGCTTGACGTTCTTGCCCGGAATTCGCTTCGACCCACCCCGCGCCGGGATCAGCGCCACGCACTTTGGCTCGGGCGGCACGTCGGCGTAGTAGCAGGGGTCACTCACAGCAGGCCCATGTCGCGCAGAATGCGGAATACCAGGGCGGCGCCCCAAGTCATGTAAGCGAGCACAATTACGACTCTGCACGCCATATCGAGCCCCGGCGTCGGCGGCGTGTCGTAGTGGTGCAGGCACGGATTCGGCCGCCGCGGCGGGACCAGCTTGCCGGTGCTCACACCCACCCCAGCAGCCGCGCGGCGTGCCAGCCCAGCGCGATGGTCCCGACCCACGCCAGGAAGAGCGCGGCGAAGAACGCGATCAGGCCGAGCAGGCAGAGAAACCCGCCGACGATGTAGGCCCAGCGCGGCGTCTGTTGCTTCGCCAACGACGGCTCTCCCTTCAGGATGCGCTCGGCATCGGAGACGATGTCATCTGGTGGATTCGTCAGGACTACACACTTCCCGCGAATGAGTGGGCCGCCCGGTCGATACCTGCCATTCATCGCGTCGTCTCCAATCCGTAGGCGTCCCCGATCACCTCGACGCCGTACTGCTCTTCAAGGCGCCGGCGGTCGTCGAAATGCGGCGTGCTGGCCTCGAACACCAGGCAAGTCGTGATCGCCTCGAAACGGTGCGGCGCCCCGGCGGGGATATGGAAACTCTGGCCTTGCTCCATCTTCACCCGCACCAGCTTGCCGGTGCCGTCGTCATGGTCAACCCAGGCCTCGCCGGCGATCAGGTAGAACGTCTCATCTTTCTCGACGTGGAGCTGCAGCCCGCCCGCCTTACCCGCTATGTACAGCAGCACCTTCCCGAGGTAGTTTGGCGTGCTGGCGATGATCTTCTCGACGCCCCACGTGCGCGCCAAAACCCGCGGCGTGAACGGCTCAATCGGGATCATGGCAAATCCCCCAATCGCTCAGCCTGCCACCACTCTTCGCCATCGCCCATGTAGTTCGGCAGGCGAGCTACAAGCCGATATTCCTGCCCGAGATAGGCCACATACTGACCGTCACGCTTGACATAGCACGGATCGGCGTCATCCAGGAAGGCCGTCCTGAAATAGACCAGATCGCCGCCGTGATAACTGACCATTCCGACACTGCCGCTCACGGCATCGCCTCATTTTCGGCCTTCGTGATGGCGCCCCTGACCCTGACCGCAAGCGACCGTACTATTTCAGCCGACTGGGGATGGACCTCTCGGAGAAGCCGGGCGTAATCCTCGGCATCAGTTGCGATGGGCCGCAAATCGTGCACCAGGCCGTTCAGGGCTCGACTCTGACGCTCAATCAGGTTTGCTGCCCACGCCCCGTTCACTCGTACACCACCGTCTCGATTCGTGTCATGAGAAGTCCACCCGGGGACGAGTAGCGTAAGCCTCTCTGCCGCAAGACGGACATTCGACATATCGATACAGGATTTCTGAGTCGCCGAATGTCCCATTCTTCTGGCCGTTCGAGCGTGTCGTTCGCCATGCGGGCTTCGTATTCTCGTATTTCACGGTGCACCCGCAGGTCAGGCAGAACGCCGTTACTACCCAACTACTTTCAACGCTATGCTGGTTCACACCACCACCGGCCCCTCAATCGCCTCATCCTCGAAATAGGTCCTGGTCGCCCGTGTCCCGACCACCTCCGCCAAACGGTACGGCGGCAGCCCGCCCCCAGGCGACTTCAGCGCCAAGTCCTCCGAGCCGATCACGTCGCCGGCGCGGATCGGCCGGGCGGCGACGATGCTCTTGCCCATCTTCTGAATCGCGCCCGCTTCCTCGGGCAGCACCCGCTTGACGCCGTCGCCCATCGCCAGCCGCACGCGCTCAAGGTCCCTGATGCAGGCCCGCATGCCCGGCATTTCTAGCGAGAATGCGTTGTCGGTGCCCTTCGCCGCCCGGTTCAGCGTGATGTGGACCTCGAAGATTCGGGCCCCGAGGATGTAGGCCCAGCTCGGCGGCTGCGGCCCGCTGAAGTGCGTCGACAGGCCGATCACGAAGCGCGGATAGCGCTCGCGGTAGGTTTCGATGGTGCGCAGGTTGAGCAGTTCAGCCGGGCAGGGGTAGGCCGCCGTGCAAGCCAGCAGCGCCATTCGGTTCCCGCCAATCGGGTGATCCTCACGGGGCTGACAAACCATGATGCCCGCAGCCCGGTCAACATCATCCATCGTGGCCGCCCCGGTGCTGACGATCATCGGCAGCCCGAGCCCGGCAGCGTGCGCCAGCAGCGGCGTATTCGTGCAGTCGCCCGACGCGATCTTAATTGCCGCCACGCCGATCTCCGCCAGCGTGTCAGCCGACCACGGGTCGAAGGCGGTGCAGATGTAATCCAGGCCCCGCGACTCGGCATAGGCTTTCAGCTCGCGGTGCTGGTCGGCGCTGAACTCCAACGCTGCCCGGTGCTCGCCGTAGGTCGCGCCGAACGAATGTGAATTGTCGTAGCTCTTGGCTAAGTACGCCTTGGTAAAAATCTGCTCGTTGGCCCGCATCTGCGACTTAATCGCGTGGAAGCCCGCGTCGGCTGCGGCCCTAGCCATCAATTTCGCCCGTTCCAGCGAACCCTGATGGTTCGTTCCGCCGATTTCTGCGATGCAATATCCGGGCGAAGAATCATCAATCAGGCGGTTACCGATCCTGAACTCTCGGGTCACGCTATCGCCTCATTGCGGTATAATTGGTACGCGAAAAGCCCCCGCGACTGGTGGAACAGCCCGGGGGAATGGCACCACGGAGGTATGTCCGCGATGCGTCCAAAGTCTACCATGCGCCGCGCCTGTGTCCATTGCGGTGCGCCCTTCAGGGTTCGTGCCGAACGAGCCGCTACCCATCGGTACTGCAGCAAGCCCTGCCATTACGCCGACGCCCGCTTGCCTTTAGAAGTTCGCTTCTGGCGCTGCGTCGAGAAAACAGACGATTGTTGGCTGTGGACTGGCCCCCTTCAAACCTCCGGCTATGGCAGGCTCACCACCGATGGCAACAAGAGAGAAGGCGCTCACAGGCTCTCCTGGCAATTCCACTATGGCCCGATCCCTACAGGTTTCCAAGTCCAACACATCTGCAACAACCGCCCCTGTGTCCGCCCTGACCACTTAACTATCGGCACGCCGAAGGAAAATTCAGAGTACATGGCGGCTTGCGGGCGATCAGCAAAGGGTGATCGCAATGGATCGAAGCGCCATCCTGAAGCCGTCAGGAGCGGCGATGACCACTTTTCACGACGGCGCCCGGAGTTGGTCCTGCGTGGCTCACGGAATGGAGCCGCCAAACTGACAGAGGAAATCGTCCGCACGATGCGTCAGCAGCACACGGCGGGCGTATCTATGTATAGGCTCGCCAAGATTTACAGCGTCAACCATGTGACCGTTCTAGGCATCATCCGCCGAGAGCGTTGGAAGCATGTCGATTAACCCACCCGCGCACGCCGGACGGCGCCGCTAAGGATGACGAGCTCACCGCCCGATACAGCCCGGCGCGCTGAATGCGACGCACCGGGCCTTCGTCGGGCTGGCCGCCGGCGTGGCGGGCTGTCGGGGCCGCCCGGCCGGTGCGGGAGAGAGCACCGGCCGGGCAGGGGGAGGGGAAGGCGCGTCCGCCGCGGAGGGAAGGGACGGCGGCGCGCGGTCGGAATAGAAAAGGCCGAGGTGCCCCGTGGGGACAACTCGGCCACTCTAGCGGTACCGTAGCACTTTTTCGGCCGTTTGTCCACCGTTAGCCGAAATTGGGCGTTCCGTCCTCGTGCCAACACTGCCGGGCCAGCTTTTCGAGCGCGTTCGCCTTGATGGTGCCAACCGTCGTCGGACTCGTGAAGCCGAGCGTGCGTCCCCACGGCGAGCGCCAGGCGATGACCTCGCGGTAGCTCATGCCGCGGCGGACCGCCAGCTCGGCCACCCACCGCTCCGCGAACGGCAGACCGACCACCAGCGCCGGCAGGCGGCGGACAACGTGCAGCGGGACGCCTTCGAGTTGGCGGTCCAGCAGGCGGATCACGTCGCCCTCGAATCGCTGGGAGTGGCGCGGGGGCGGATAGAAGTCGCGTGGCACGGCCGGCGGGACGTCCGGGAACCGCGAGCGCGGCCCCGTGGGCGGCTCGACGCCGTAGCTCGCCCCCTTCGAGGCGTAGGCCTCCGCATCCTCCGGCGCCATGCCGTGCAGGCGCAGCGCCCGCTCGACCAGCTTGCACTCTTCCCGCAGCCGCTCGGGGCTGCGCCCGATCTCCGTCGCCGCCATCGCCATGTGCCCTCCGCACGAAAAACGCCCCGCCGCCCGGTTGGTCCGGTCGGCGAGGCATCAGGCTTCCCGCTCAGGGTGTCGTTCGGTTGTCCGCTTATCGGTCAGTGTACTACGCGATTGTCTCCTCCAGGATGGTCAGGGCCGAGGGTGGGCACAGGTAAATTGGGCATCAGCCACTCGCTGGCCCACCCTCGGCGGTCGGGGGAATGCGGGTGCGGAGCGGCGGGCAGATTCGTCTGGGGCATCACGGCTCGTACGGCCCGCCGTTCTCCGCATGGTTGGGCGATGGGGGCACCGACACCATGGGCATCAATGCTCATACGGCCCCCATCGCTTTTCAGGGGCGCCGGGCGGGGCACATGGTGCGTGGATATCAGACGTACATTGGCCCAGCCCGGCGCGATCATCTAGGCGGCCTCGAACACGGGGCGCGCGGCGAAGCCGGGGCGGCGCTTATGCCATTCGGTCCAGAGGTCCCGAATCAGGCACTTGACGGCGTAGCGCATCGCCGCGTTGTGCCGCCGCGCCTGCGTCCAGTCGGGGCGCCCGGCCTCGTAATAGGCTTTCTTCTCATCGTAGTAGGCCCGATACGGCCCCTTGTTGGCCTTGACGATGCTCTCGGCGATCTGATGGCAGATGACCCTCCCTTGCGGCGTGTAGGCCGTCCCGACGCCGCCCGGCACGCAGTCGGGGTGATGGTTCTTTTTGCAGTCAGCCTTGCACTTCAGCGGGTGCTTGAATCCGCAGTCGGTGTGCGTCCAGGATTGCCCCTTGACCCGCTTCGGCGCCCGGCCCTCGGGGGTGACGTGCAGCCCGAGATACTTCCAGAGCTTCGACGGCGTGGCGAAACGGTCAAGTGAGCCGGTGACGCCGAGGATGCGGGCGAAGCCGCCGAGGCCGATGCCCGGCTGCGCTTCGATCCAATCGGCCATGAAGTGCTGGCGGGTGAGCGTGGTCAGGCGCTTGTTCAGGAAGTCCTCGACTTCCTCGATCTTGTCGACCATCGTGTCTGCTTGCGCAACCAGGTGGGCGGGCAGGCCGTCGCGCTCCATCGCATCGACCCGGTTGCCCATCCCGATGCGGGATTTCTGCATGTCCCAGAGTTGCCGGGCGTAGTGGCCGAGCAGCGCGTGCAGGGTGTCGAGGTCGTAGGTTTCCTGCATCTTGGGCATCACGTCCTCCGGTAGATTTGGCGCGGCGGGCACCCGCCTCTTGGGCATCACTAGGACCACGGCCCGCCGCGAGTCGGATGGGGCGATGGGGGCACCAATTGGGTGGGTATCAGCCCGATTGCGGCCCCCATCGCGGTCAGGGGCGATAGGCGGGGCAAACCCGTACCGGGCACCATGCAACAATCGGCCCCGCCTATCGCGGTCGGGTGAGCAGACAGGTCGGACTCGGGCATCAGATGACCATCGGCCTGCTCGGGTCGGCGCTGCCGGGGAGGGCATACAGCTATTGGGCATCAAGGCTATACCGGCCCTCCCCGGCAGCGGGTCGGTGAAGCGGCGGGGCGCAGATAGAGGTTGGGCATCACCAGCAGCACGGCACCCCGCCGCTGGTCTGGACTCGGGCACACGACGAGCGGGCATCAGGTGCAGCACGGCCCGAGTCTGGTCGGATGGCTGAGGGGCACGACTACGTTGGGCATTAATGGTTACACGGCCCCTCAGCCGAGTCAGGGTGGCGGGCACAACATACTCGGGCATCATGGACGTTTCGGCCCGCCAAGTCGTGCGAGCAGGCAGCGGCCAGTTGGGCATCAACTCAGCTTCGGCCCGAGCCATAGTCAGGGGTGGGCAGCCGTCTCATGGGCATCAACTCGTGATTGGCCCGCCCCGCCATCTCTAGGACTCCACCGCGCTCTGACGGAAGAAGCCCTTGAGTTGGTCCTCAGTGAAGTGCTCACGGACCAGCTTGTCTCTCGGCAAGTCGTCCGCGACGCGCTTCAGGAAAAGCTCCCACTGAGCATATGTCGCGGCAAGCTTGGCGTTCGCCGCCGAGGCCGCCTTGACGATGGCCCTGTCGAGGTCTCCCAGCACCATCCACTCTCCGTTGACGTACACCGGCATCTCCATGAACGTCTTGGGTTTCTGCAGAATCCCGATGTCGACGACTCGCTTATCGTCGGCGTGCACGTTCGGCTGCGTGAACCCCATCGCTTCCGCGCTGATCGCGCGGCGGTAGCCGCTCTGCTGCTTCCTCCAACAGTCCAGGATATACCGTCGGCCGCAGAGCTCCAGGAGTTGCGCGGCGAGATCATCCTGCTTCAGATCGGCCAGGACGCACGCCGCCGCTTCCTCGGGCTCCTTACCCTGCTCGACGTACTCATCGACCCATTCCGCGAGTTGCGAAAACGTCAACTCCGGACGTTCCATCGTCTCGACAGCTACAACCATCCCACTCTCCAAAACCCTTCGCCCAGAATTAGGCACTAGCTGGCCGCCGCCGATGGCGCCCGCGACCGCCAGAGCCGGGTGGCGCCGCAGCAGCAGCGGACCCAGGTGCCGGCGCCCGTGATGGTCACCTCCTCCGGCCGCACCGCCCGCAGGTCGCCGCGCTCGACCACGCCGAGCGCGGCACCGCAGGCCGGACAGCGCCAGAGCAGCGGTCGCGGCATCAGCCCCCCACCCCGCGGGCGAGCCTCACGGGGCGTCGGGCTCGGGCCGGGTGGTGCGCGGCTTCCAATCTGACTCAAGGACGCTCCCGCAGAGCGGGCACCGCTCCTTGTCGTCAGGTATCCACTTCTGCCCGTACTTCGGACCTTCGCCGTCCCAGGTACCGGATGCGGTCACCGAGTACACGCAGGCACGACACCACCAAACTGGCATCTACCCCCCTCCCCCGCCGCCCTCGGGCCGCCGATTGTCGGCCACGCCGCCGCTGTGCAGCTCGCTGTCATCCGCCGGCCGTTGGGCGCGGGCCAGCAGGTCCGCTTGCGCCGCCCGGAGCGCATCGTCCGACTCGGGCACAAAGTTCGGGCGGAGACGAGGGCCGGGCACATCGTCGGGCGGGTAGGCATCCAATACCTGCTCGGCCTCCATCTGACTTGCGCCGTCTGACTCGGGCCGCCGCTCCCCGAGCAGGGCACGTGCCGCGTGACCTCCGAGCGCTCGGTAGAGTGCCCAGATTGCGTCAACCATCATTGCCTTTGAGGCGTCAACAACGACCCATGCCGCTGCTTCGACCTTCGCCACCCGCTCTGCGATCTCCGCGCACTTCGGGCAGATGCCTCCGTGGTTGTGTTCGTTCATCGCTGATCCTCCCCGAGCAGGGCGCTTGCCGCTGCCACCGCATCGCCCAACTCGTGATCCGCCAGCGCCCAGGCCGCCTCATCGCTGGCGGGTACGTGCTCGCAGCGGTAGGCAGCATCGTAGACCCGCTCTAGCACCAACAGCCGCTCCTTCGTGCGCGCGTCCTCGGCGGCATGCGCCGAGGCCAGGGGGGCAGCGGTCAACGCCTGCTGCGCGCAAGCGTTCATGTCGTAGTGCAGGGTCTTCGCTGCCTCCAGGTTGGCGCGTGTGAAGTGGCCGATGTACTGCAACGCCTCGGCCATCACCGCGTTCTCCGCCTCCCGGCGCGCGGCGTCGGCGCGGAGGGTGGCGTTATCGTCCAGCAGGCGGCGAGCGTCGCAGGACCACCTCTGTCCGTCCTTCCGGCAGCGCGTGACCACCTTGAATTTTGACCCTGTGTGCTCTCGCTCGATCCGCTCGATCTCCCCGGCGTCCATCGGCCGCGGGTGCGCGGGGGTGGCGTCAGTCGACTGGCTCATACGTTGCCTCGAAGATGTCCGGCTTGCAGGGGTAGAACTCGCCCTTGACGCCCTTGATGATCCAGTCGCCTGGGCTGGCCGTCATCTCGCCTTCAAGGGTGTTGATGAAGATGGTGCCGCCGTCGCGGTCGGCCCAACGCGCTCCCGAGCGGTCGATAGGCCTGCTCGGCTCCATCCACTCAAGAATCGGCTTGGCACTGGCCCACGACCCATCGAACTGCTCGGCCTCGATCACAACCGGCTTCTTCCTGAACTTCCTCATTGCTCTCCCTCGCTTTCCGTCTGGCCCGCCGAGCCCCGCGGCGGGGGCTGGGTCGGTCATTCTGGCAACTCCACTTTGAAGTGCTTGTCGCAGTTTGGGCAGTGGTAATAGTCGTAGTAGTCGCTCAGGCCGTCCTCGTGTTTGGCGTCCGGGTGTTCTGCCCGCCGTCCCTTGTCGGGTGTCCACGGGGCTTCCGCCGTACACACGTATCGGTCATCGCTCATAGCTTTGCCTTCCCGTCTGGCCCGCCGAGCCCCGCGGCGGGGGCTGGGTGGCGGCTTCCGCGAACACCGACTGTTTCTCGCCCCAGTCCATGCGCCGACCCTCTTCGACCCGCGTTGGACACCAGTGATCAAGCGCGGCGCAGTGCAGCTTCCACGGGTAGCCGCAATTCACGCAGAGGCGATCCATCCACGCCTGATGGTCCGGGCTATCGGTCCAACTCATCAGTGCCTCCCTGTCCATCACCCCTCCTCCCCAACATTCCCGCCCGCCGCGGCCAGTGCCCGGAGGGCGGCCAGGCTGGTGGCATGGGGAATCGACACACCACCCGAGCGCCCGACCTCGCGGTTGTCGGCGTCGTAAATCTTGCACGCGCTCACCAGGGATCGGTCGATCAGCACCGCGTACAGCCCCAGCGCCCGCAGCCGCCCCACCAGCAGGCGCAGGCCCTCCCACGAGGCGTCGGATGAGAACTCTTCAGCTATGACACGGCCGCATGAGGTGCACTGCTCCGTCGTGCCATCAGTCAGGATGGGGCCGACGCACGTCCCCGGGCAGCAATCCAAGTCGAACACCACCCTGCCGACCTCGGCATCCAGCGCCGCGCCGGGCGCCCCCTCCGTCGTCGCGTCGTCGGGCATCAGACCACCTCCGTCGTGTCGCCGTCCTCGGGGTGGTCCGCCAAGCGAATCTGGCGGACCACCTCTTGGATGGAGCGTTCGGCGGTACGGCGTTCGGCGGCGAACGAACCCAAGAGCGGTATGTGCGTGCAGTAGAAGCGCATCGCCCTCAGCGCCGCATCGGCGCACTCACGGCTGATCTCCACGCGCTCGGACATCAGGCCACCTCCACGATGTCAATGCCCCAGCAGGCTTTGACGAGCTTGCACTTCAACTTGTAGACAGGGGTCCGAACGCCTTTCACATCCTCCACGACCACCTCCCCATTGCGCCGATACCAGAAGTCCCCCCGGTAGAGCCCGATACGTACACCGTTCACCACGAGCGGGTACTTTGGTTGGAGCACCAGGTCGTTGATCTCTCCGGCCCGCTCCGCCAGCACCAGCATTTCGTATCGCCTGGCTTCGGCCATCGAGTCGAACAGAATCCCGTTGACCTCGGTTTTACGGTTGCCGTACTTCGGTCGGCGCGGTGCCCGTAATCCCGTCTGAGACGCATTTCCCTGCGATTCTGACGGCGCAGCGGCTAGGGGCTGTCCTGTGCGGCGTCGTGCCTCAGGCATCGCGCTCTGCGGCGCGCGGCCGTGGCGCGGGGTCACGCGGCACTCCGGCGGTACTCGGCAAACGGCACCCGCTTCCAGACGTGGCCGTTGTTCCAGTGCTGAATGTCCATGCGGGTGCGGTCGCGGGTGTCCCGCTCGCCATAGTCGCGGTAGACCATCACGTAGGGCTCGATTCCGAGGCCATGCAGCGCCGTGATGCGGTGCAACTCTTCCTCGACCGAGTAGCCGGGGAAGCCGATCAGGACATAGACCCTCAGGTAATAGGGCTTGAAGCCGGCGGTCATGAGCAGGCGCAGACCAGCGACGACATCCTCGGTTCGGGCGTCGTTGCTCGGTAGGTCCCAGGCGAAGTGCAGGAAGCCCGGACGGCGGGTGAAACGGTCGCTAGCGAGTTGCCCGCGTTCCCGGAGTCGCCAGAGTGCCGCCGCGATCTCGGGCGTCATCAGGCGGATGTCGTTGCCCTGGGGCCAATCGACCACCAAGCCGCGCGCCTCGATCTCTGCCACCTTTGGCCGCCAGTCCGAGGCAAAGAAATTGTTGTCCAGCAGCATGACTTTGTTGCTGCGCGGGTTGAGTAGCTCACCGAGCGGTACGTCCTCGCGGATGGCACCTTCGGCGCGGGGCACCGGGCAGAACGCGCAGCGACGGATGCAGCCGCGCGATGTGTAGCCCATCCCGTAGTCGATGCAATACAGGTCGTAATCGTTCGGCATCGCGTCGACCTCGGGCGGCAGTCGCAGCCCCAGGTCCCAGCCGCTCCCGCCGATCTGCACGTCAGCTCCGCCGAAGTAGGCCGCGAGTGCTTCGACCTCCCGGCGCCGCCAGGTAAACAGCGTCGAGATGTAGATCAGGTCCGGGTGGTCCATCGGGGTCGGGTTGAGCAGCACGCTGTCACCGAGCGCCTTGTGGTAGGCCGACAGGCGCATCAGCGCGACGTTCGGCAGGGCCCCGCCAACGTGCACCAACCCGACAAGCCTCCCGCCCCGCGCCTGCTGCTCCATCATCCCGCCCCGCCCCCTGCCGCGCCGCTCGGGGGCTCGGCGGCCCGTGCTGCGAGCGCCTCACGCAGCAGCAGTTCGACCACGCCCGCGCGGAACAGGTCGAGGTCAACCCCCAGATGGTCAATCTGCTTCACGAGGTCTTGCGGCACCCTGACCTGGAGGAGTATCAGCCCCTTGGCATCGGCCCACTGCTTCACGCGTCCAGCCATCACTCCTCCTCCCCGGCGCGGCCCTCGGGGGCTCGGCGGCGGTGACGATCTCCCGCAGGCCGCAGTCGCAGCGGGGGTCATCCTTCGGCCAGCCGTCCTGTCCACACGGCACGTCGCGGTCCGCCACCGCACAGGTCCAGTCGTGGTCCGCGTACTGCAGCAGCCCCGCTGCCGAGGCGAAGGCTGCGTCACGCTCAGCCTTGAACTTCCGCTCCCCTGACTTGCGGCACTCCACCACCAGGCGTAACTCGTCACGCTCCCGCTCGGCAGCCCGCCCCCAGGCCAGCAGGCGGGCGGCGTCGCAGGGCCACACCTGGGCATCTGACCCGCAGTCGTAGGTGCCGTCAAGATACGGCCCCTCACGGTTGTGCTCACGTTCGACGGCCGCGAGCTCCGCCGCGCCGAGCCCCTCGGTGGCCCGCGCTTGCGCTTCTGGCCGGCCGAGCTGCGGCTGGGCCGGGTCTGCGGGGGTGGCGGTCATGTCTGGTACCCGCAGTCTGGGCACTTCCGACCGGGTTCGCCCATCGCGTAGTAGGTGTACGCCTTCGGGTGTGTGCACTCGTTCTCCAGAGCCCGATAGTCAACCATGACGTGCTCCTCTACCTGCCGAGCCTCGGCCATGCGCCGGTCTAGTTCCTTCCGTCGCTCCCGAATCTCTTTCTGACTCGCCATCGCCCTACCTCCCGCCCGCGGCAGCCCCGCGGGGCGTGCTCATGACTTCGACTCCGCCACGAAGGCCCGCCGCTCGGCGATCTCGCGCAGCATCCGCTCAACCCGCAGCTCCGCCTCCAGACAGGCGATCGCGGCCCACTGGTCGCTGATGGTGTCCTGTGCGCTCGCCACGACGCCCCGCAGCGCCTCAGCCTCCGTCGTCTCGCTCATCCCTCGCTCCCTTCGCCCCGCGTCAGCGCCCCGCACAGCGGGGTAGAGGCGTCCGTCGACAGGGCGGGCGTCAGCATTTCCACTTCGCACCGGATCACGAGCTCGATAGGCCGGTGCCGCTTGCAATAGTCCGACAACTTCGGCGCCTTCCGGTCACAGGACTCGGTCACGAACTCGATAGCGCCCGACTCATCCTCCACGGCGTAGCTCATCCCGGCGCAGCGCTTGAACTCCGCTGTCTCGCTCATTCGACCACCTCGGGCTCTCGGCCCATGAACGACACTTCGATCTCGGCGTCAGGCTTGATCGCCTTGATCTCGGCCGTCACCGTCTCAAGAAACTCCCAGAGCACAGCGTGCCGCTGCTCGGCGTCCATTCCGAGCATGTCGGGCAGCAGATGCCCGAGGCTGATCGTGTGCTTCTCGTTCATCATCCCCCTCCCTCCCGGCCGCCCGCGGGCTGCGCGGGGGACGTTTCCCGGTACTCGTTGGCCTCGTAGCACGCATCGCACAGCGACCCGCAGACCTTGCAGCGCGGGACCGTAAACTGGCGCTCCTTCGGCGCGGCCTCCCGGCGGACGTGGGCGCGGAGCTGGTACTTGTTCCAGCCTTCCCGCTCAGCCTCGTCCAGCAGCTCGCGGCGGTCGGGCTCCGGCAGGGCGGCAACCTCCGCATGGTGCGCAAACGGCAAGGATTCTTTTCTATCGCCAGGCGGAATCTGCCGGGCCACGTAGGCGGCCTTGCTGAGCGTCGAGTAGCTGTAGTGCGTGGCCTCGATGGCCTGGCTGTAGCGGTCCGGGAAGTGCCGCTCCCCGAATACCAGCCAGTCGCCGATCCACCACTGGACGGACCGCTCCATGTGGCCGAGCGTCACCCCGATCTCGAGCCAGGCCTCGAACGTCGTCCGCTCCGGGATGGCCAGCCGCCCGGCGTCGTACTTCATGCCCAGCGACCACGACTCGACGTTGACGCCCGCTTCCGTCAGGCCCCGAGATTTCTCCAGGGCCGCGGCCACCTCGGCGTCAGTCTCGGAACTGATGTCGTAGCAGTAGGTTTCGGCTTCCTCGATCACGCTGCGGCCTCCATCTCCGCCAGCAGGTCCGTCTCCGCGATACCCCGCTGCGCCAGCTCGAGCACCGCGTCCCGATAGCGTTCCTCCAGCTCGGACCAGAGCTTGTACCCGGCGGCGTAGCGCGGATCGGCCGGGCCGAGCTTCTCTAGTTTCAACTCTCCATCAAGCAGGCGCCGCCTGAGCGTTCCCCATTCTTCAATCAGCCCCATGACACCCCCGGGACGGCCCTGGGTGACAGGTGACACCACCCCTACTACGTAGGGGGTTGGGTCTGTCACCTGATCTGTCACCTTGGGGTGGGTGACAACCTGATGGGTGTCACGTGACATGTCACCTTCCTTTAGAAGATGGCCGGGTTGGGTCGGTGGTGACTGCCGGGCGTCAAGGGCCGAGCCATAGGCTGCCGGTGCGTCCGATGCGGTCATGGTGACAGTCACCTGACTGTCACCCGCTTCCTTAGAAGTCGATGTCACCGAGGTCCACCCTGTTCACCGCCAGCCCGTAGAAAGCTACGGTGCCTCGCACGTCCACTACGACGAGCTCGCGGTTCTTCACCATCCGCTGCACGGTCTTGAGGATCGAGTTGTCCTTGGCGTCGAGCTCCTTCGCGATCTCGG